TCCAGTTTTCTGTCCCAAATTAAATTATACTCTTGTTGATATAGAAGATAGTACTATTCCTTTACCTGATAATAGTGTTGGTGTGATAAATGCTTCTCATGTACTTCAGAAAGTATCTGATAAGACAAAAATAATAAGTGAAATTTATAGGGTTCTTTCTGATGGTGGGTGGGCTTTTATAGAAATTCCCTCTACTGATGGTAGAGGTGCATTTCAAGATCCTACACATGTAAGTTTTTGGAATCAAAATAGTTTTTTATATTACACTAGAAAAGAAAAGGCTGACTATATTCAAAATACTACAATTAAATTTCAAGAATTTAGATTGGAAACTAATTGGTGGGAAGATAATATAGCAGTAACTATTGCTTGGTTATGTGCAATAAAATCAGACAAAAGAAGACCACATCCTGTTAGAATTTAATTATGATAAAACTTAATATTGTTACTAGATGTACTAGGATTGAAAATTTACAAAGAATTAAAAAATCTATTGATATTAAAAATTCATTTAATCTTAAATGGTGGATTCTTTTTGATACTAGATTTAATGAAAATATAGATCAGAACTTGCTTGATGAATTGACTTCTTTTGATGCAAATTTAAGATTTTTTCATAGTGATCCTGGTGATATGGGACATAGTTATTTGAATGAAGTATTTTCTGAAATTGGGGATGGATTTATCTATACCTTAGATGATGATAATATTCTTCATGAAGATTTTTATTCTGAAATTTATAATACACTTTCTAATACTGATAAAAAAGTAATTATCTTTGATCAATATGTGGGTGGAAAAGATTTTTCTGGAGTTGAAATTAGAAATGCTAGTCCAGAAAATGTAAAGGTTACTAAAATTGATTTTGCACAATATATATTTCATCAAAGTTTGACTGTAAATAAAAAGTTGAGATCTATGGAATATTGTGCTGATGGATATTTTATTGAAGAGTTGTTTAATGAAGATAAGTCTATATTTTTATTTTTGAATAAAATATTATGCTATTACAATTATATTTCAAATTTAAGTGAAGGATTATGAAATTTTCAGTTTATACAAAATATGGTTGTCCATATTGTACAAAAATTTTAGAAGTATTGAATTATCTTAGTTCCACAAAAGGATTTCCTATTGTGGAATATGTTCTTAATACTGATTTTACAAAAGAACAGTTTTATGATAAATTTGGAGAAAGTTCTACTTTCCCACAAGTATTATTGAATGAACAAACTCATCTAGGAGGATGTTCTGATACAGTTAAATATTTGCAAGAATATAAAATTATTTAATGGATTCACTAAATAGTGGTAGAAACCTTGATGTCAATCGAGGGGTTGAGTTAATATTAAGGAGGAAGAAACCTGAAAAAAAAACATATTTATTGTGTTTTGAAAAGATGGTTTCTCTCTTTCAAAGAGAAATAACCATCTACTTTAAATTTTCCTTGAATATAGGAAAACCAAGGTAGTATAGGAGACTCAAAATGTTAGCCATCACTCTAGTATTTTCAGTAATGTTTTTTATTATGGCAGTAGTAGTTGGTGGATTAGTTGGTTGGATCTTAAATGATTATTCCAGGTCTAATCAACAGTATTATTTGCATCCAGAAATGTTTGATATTAATGGAAATGTAATTCCTGATGAAGTTATAGCTTTCAGGTTTGAGAGTTATGAAGAAGAGGAAGAGGAAGAAGAAACCGAAGATTAAATGGAGTTATTTAAATGAAATTGCCTGACAATCAATTGATGCCTGAAATTATTCAAAGGGCATCTAATGCCAAAACAAGAGATGAGAAGATTGAAATTCTTAGATATTATGATTGCCCTGCACTTAGGGCAGTTTTGATTTGGAACTTTGATAGTAGAGTTAAATCTCTTCTACCTGAAGGTGAAGTTCCATATACCCCTAATGATGCGCCAGAAGATACTGAACACACAAGACTTCTTCAAGAATGGAAGAGGTTTAATTATTTTGTTCAAGGAGTTTCTAATCTCACTCAAGTAAAAAGAGAGAGTATGTTTATCCAATTACTAGAAGGTCTTCATAAATCAGAAGCAGAATTAGTTTGTTTGATGAAGGATAAACAATTACATAAGAGATATAAAATCACTAAAGTGGTAGTTCAGGAAGCATTTCCTGATATTGTTTGGGATTAATTTAATGAGGAGAATTTACTTTGAAAATTTTACATAAAAATTGTGATTATTCATTATCTCAAGAAAAAACTCTTCCATTAAATTCTTATATAGTTTCATATATTTTTGAAACAAAATTATGCTATGATGTAGTTCAATCTAATTCTAGTGTTGAAATATTTGATTATTATTATGATAATTATAGAAATGTATCATCAATAGATTTTACTAAAGGATCTACAAATCCAAAGTCATATAACATATCCCCCAAAGAAAATAAAAAAAGAAAAACTACTTGATCTTTTTTATTTTTTATTGTAGAATGAATGAAGAAATTTATTAAAAAATGAATCAAGACAAACTTAAAATTTTGATTAAAAATTTAGAACTTTTAGTTTCTTCTCTTAAGTCTGAGGTTTATTCAGATCCTGCAAGTTATAGAGAGAATTGTGTTGGACCTTTTTTAAATTATGATGAAGTTTATGACGATGATGGAGAAATTGACTGATGAGACTTAAAGAAACTATTCGTCTAGTAAAGCAGGCACTAGATAATCCAAGTCTTTATAGCGAATCTGAGATTATCTATATGAAAAAAGCACTTGACAGTGCTTTACTTATGCTTGAACGTAAAAAATACAACAAAAAGAAAAAAGGTTTTGGAAATTATGAAAATCCCGACAGTGAAGTTGATACAAGTAACACCTGATGCAGAACAGCATATTGCTTATTGTGCTCGTGTAAGTAATCCAAAGAATCAAGATAATAATTCCTTTGAAGGATTAATTAAATATTGCATTAAAAATCAGCATTGGAGTATTTTTGAACACTCCTTTATGACTTTGGAGATTAATACATCTCTTGCAATTGCTACACAAATTCTACGTCATCGTAGTTTTACTTTTCAACAGTTCTCTCAAAGATATGCTGATAGTACAGAACTTCAATTAGAATTTCCAGTTCCAGCACTTCGTAAACAAGATACTAAAAATCGTCAAAACTCAACAGATGATTTAGATCCAGTTTTTGTTGATTTGATGCAGAAAAAAATTCAAACATATTTTGAACAAGGTCTATCACTTTATAAACATATGTTAGATAATGGAGTAGCAAAGGAAAGTGCTAGATTCATTCTACCTCAAGCAACACAGACCAGAATGTATATGACTGGTACTGTTAGGTCATGGATTCATTATATTGATCTTAGGACTTCTCATGGCACTCAAAAAGAGCATATTGAAATTGCTGAAAGGTGTAAATGTATTTTTGTAAATGAATTTCCCACTATTTCATCAGCACTTAATTGGAGTTGTAATGAACCTCCTTCAATTTTATTCTAAATATTTCTGTATATTATTTTAAGAAATGCCCACATATCCTGTTATTAATCAAAAAACTGGAGAGACAAAAGAACTTTCCATGACTATGCTTGAATATTCTAAATGGAGAGAAGTGAATGAAGATTGGGATAAGGATTGGAGTCAAGGTTGTGCTGGAGTTGGAGAAGTTGGAGACTGGAGAAATAAATTAGTTAGTAAACATCCATCTTGGAATCAAGTGTTAGAAAACGCAAGCAAAGCTCCTGGATCTAAAGTAAAGAAAATCTAATGACAAGAAAAAGAAGAAATCAAGACCAACCAATTAATATTGGTATAGTTGCAAAACAAGCAAAGAGAAAGCCACCAATTAATTTAGATAGGTTGGTTGACATTAAACCAGTTACAGATAATCAAAGTAAACTTTTTGATGCTTATAATAAACAAAAGCATTTGTTTGTTTATGGGTGTGCTGGTACTGGTAAAACATTTTGCTCTTTATATCTTGCCCTAAAGGATGTATTGAATGAAATCACTCCTTATGATAGAGTAGTTGTTGTAAGGTCTCTTGTAGCTACAAGAGAAATTGGATTTCTTCCTGGAGATCATGATGATAAATCTAGTCTTTATCAAATTCCATATAAGAATATGGTAAAGTATATGTTTGAAATGAACAATGATGCAGAATTTGAAATGCTTTATGGAAATCTTAAACAACAAGAAAGTATTAAATTTTGGAGCACTTCTTTTATTCGTGGAACAACTTTAGATAATTGTATTATTGTAGTAGATGAGTGTCAGAATTTAAATTTCCATGAACTTGATAGTATTATCACTCGTGTTGGAGAAGATAGTAGGATTATTTTTTGTGGAGATGCAACTCAATCAGATTTAACTCGTAGTAATGAAAAAAGTGGAATCATTGATTTTATGAAAATTATTCAAAGAATGCCTGAGTTTGAATCTATTGAATTTGATGTAAATGATATTGTTCGTTCAGGTCTTGTTAAATCTTATATTGTAAATAAACTTGCTGCTGGTTTTTGATGTTTAATCATATAGAATTAAGTCTCCCTACTCTTGAGAGGGAGACTATTGATGGAGTTAGATATTATAAAGTTCCTAATGGAGATCAACTTCAAAAATTGGTCTCTATTACTTCTATTACTAGTCATTACAATCGTCAGATTTTTATTGATTGGAGAAAGAAGGTTGGGGAAGAAGAGGCAAATAGGATTAATAAAGCTGCAACTAGTAGGGGAACAGATCTACACACTTTAGTAGAAAACTATTTGCAAAACATAGATCTTCCTGAAGTTCAGCCAATATCAAAACATTTGTTTAGAATTGCAAAAACTGATCTTGACAGAATTAATAATATTCATGCATTAGAAAGATCTATGTACAGTTTGCAACTTGGTATTGCTGGAACTGTTGATTGTATTGCAGAATACAATGGTGAATTAGCAGTTATTGACTTTAAGACTTCAAAGAAACCAAAACCAAAAGAATGGATTGAACATTATTTTGTACAGTGTGCAGCTTATGCTTGCATGTTATACGAACTTACTGGTATAATTGTGAAGAAGTTTGTGATTATTATGACTTGCGAGAATGGAGAATGTGAGATTTATGAAGAATATGATAAAAAAAAATATGTCAAACTATTATCCAAATACATCAAAGAGTTCGTACAATTTAAATTAAAAGAATATGGAAAATGAAGTAGAATCAGTTTTAAATAAAAAATTTTTGAGTGCAGCAAAGTTTTCTGAAATTATAGAAGAGATAGTAAAATTAAATAAAAATATGAATTATATTGATGCTATTATTCATTATTGTGAAGAAAACAATATAGAATTAGATTCTGTATCTAAATTAATTAGCAAGCCACTTAAAGAAAAGTTGAAATGTGATGCTATTAATCTTAATTTTTTAAAAAGAACTTCTAGAGCAAAACTTTTACTATGACTCCCTTTGATGCTTATAAACAATATCTTGCACTTAAAAATCATTTTAGTAAAGTTAATTATGATTATTATAAGTATGCAGGAAAATCAAAAGCATCAGTTGAATCTTTCAATAAAAGAAAAGATAAGTATTTTTTTGAAAAACTATCTAGACAAAAAGGTGATGATGATATTAAATCCTATTATATTTCTAATTTTGTTGAATGTGATGATCCTTCTAGTCTTTGGATAGGAGAAATTATTAGAAATGGAGAAACTCATTTTAATTCTTGGCAATCTAGAGTTCAAAGTTTGAAGTATAGATTTACTCAGGAAGTAGAGTATCTATTTCAAAACTATGATTTGAAAAAGATTTTTGAAGTTAAATTAAATACTCATCCAGTTTTAATAAAGGAATTTTATAAAAAAAATATTTGCATAGAAACTTTAGTTATTCTTGAAAAACTTTTATCTTTTTGTAAAAATTTTGATAAAAAGATTCAAGATCCTATATGGGAAGGGATTTCTTTAAAAATTAAAAAATATTCACCCTTCCTAAATATTGATGTGGTGGATTATCAATCCTCTTTGAAAAAAACTGTTAAAGGAGAATAATATGTCTTTCCTTAAATCAGAAATAGTTCAAGGAGAAGTTAGAAATATTAATAAATTGCAAAATAAAATTGCAAAGGGAATTTATAAATTCCCTAAAATGACCAGAGAAGAAAAATTTGATCATATAGATTTGTTATATGAACTTTTAGATAAGCAACAAATTCTTTATACAAGATTAAGTTTATCTGATGATCCAGATGCATTTGAAATGAAAAAAAATATTGAAAAATATTCTCAAATGTTAGGTTTTATTGGTGAAGATATGAGAGCAGTTTTTAGGACTATGAAAGATTCTCTTGAGGATCTAAGAGAATCTATTTGACACACAAATCTTTCTTTGGTATAATACTACAGGGCAATCCTACCAATCCAATCAATCAGAGGTAATCTAATGTCTTTTTCAAATCTCAAAAAGCAATCCAAGCTTGGTTCTCTTACTTCTAAACTTGTTCAAGAAGTAGAGAAAATGAATTCTTCTGCAAGTGGTTCAGATGAACGACTTTGGAAACCAGAAGTGGATAAAGCAGGTAATGGATTTGCAGTTATTCGTTTTCTTCCTGCATCAGAAGGAGAAGAACTTCCTTGGGCAAAGGTTTATAATCATGCTTTTCAAGGAACAGGTGGATGGTTTATTGATAATTGTTTAACAACAATTGATAAACCGTGCCCAGTATGTGAAGCAAACAGGGAACTTTGGAATACTGGTAGTAAAGCAAATCAAGAAATTGTAAGAGAACGTAAGCGTAAACTTTCTTACTATAGTAATGTATATGTAATTCAGGATAAGGCACATCCTGAAAATGAAGGTAAATTATTTTTATTTAAGTATGGCAAAAAGATCTTTGATAAGATCACTGCTGCTATGCAACCAGAGTTTGATGATGAAACTCCTATTGATCCCTTTGACTTCTGGACAGGAGCAAACTTCAAGGTGAAGATTGTAAAGAAGGATGGTTATTGGAACTATGATAAGTCAGAGTTTGATAAGCCAAGTGCTCTATTTGATGATGATGATGCTATGGAAGCAATCTGGAAGAAGCAATATTCTCTTGAAGATTTTGTAAATCCAGAAAAATTCAAGGATTATGATCAACTCAACAGTCGTTTAAAATCAGTCCTTGGTAAGGCAAAGGTGCAACAGAAAGTTGATGAGTCATTTGAAAATGAGGATGAAGATTCTGCTCCTTCTCTTCCTGAAAATCTTCGTAGGGAACTTTCAAATCTTTCCTCTTCTAAAGTAGTTGATGATGATGATGATATTCTTAGTTCATTTCAAAAACTTGTAGATGATTAATCATCTTGGGGAGAGAACTCTTAGGTTCTCTCCTTTTTTTGTATTGTCATCTATGTATTGAGAAGAGAATCCATAAGACATAATAGTTCTCATATCATCAAGAGCTGATTGTAAATATCTGTTTCTTAATACATAGATGTTTCTTTTCTTTTCGTTTTGAGTGGATTCGTATTCGTATATACTTACAAGTTTAGTTGGGTTCTTTGTTATTGGTAGGTTTGTATTAGTATCAAAATAAGTTATAGAAAAATCTGAATCAACTTGTTTT